TAGATAGTGTAACCGTACCTAATGATGCAGCCGCTTTAACAGGACTTTCAGCAGAATTTACTCTTGGAACTTTAGTAGGAATAGGATCAGTAGTAGTTCAGCCAAGTGGTATATCTAGTACCATGAGTCTTGGTTCAATAGCCGATCTTCCTGATCAAATAGTTAGTTTTGATGGAATATCTTCAAGTTTCAGCGTTGGAAGTATAGATTTACCTGATCAGGTAGTAAGTTTTGATGGGCTTTCAGCAAGCTTTACTTTAGCTTCCCCTTTTATTATAAATTATGAAAATATTGACACTGGGTCAAATATTACTTATAGTAATATTTCAACGGGTTCGAATATTTCATATTCGAATGTTGCAACAGGATCAAATATAAGCTATAGTGATGTAGCATAGGAGAAAAATGGCATCAACATATAATAGTTTAGGTTATCAAAAAATGGCTACTGGCGAAAATGCCGGTACATGGGGAACGAAAACCAATACAACATTAGACGAGATTAAAGAAACTTTTGGTTATGTTTCTATAGCCATGACAGCAGACAGAACTTTAACTATTCCAGATGGCTCTACAGGAACTTATGACGGAAGAGCTTTTATCATAGAATTAACAGGTACTCTTGGAGGAACTAGAGTTTTAGATATTGCAGCTCAAGCAGGAGATCCTGCAGCTAATATTGAAAAACCTTTTATTGTTTTTGATAACACAACCCACTCAGGAGATACTTTAACTTTTAAAGTTACAGGTCAAACAGGATTTGCTTTAACAGAAGGTACAACTTATTTATGTTATCATAATGGAACAGATATTATTAATACAGGCCTTGGAATTGGAGACGTAACTCTTACAGGAACTCAAACTTTAACAAACAAAACTTTAACATCACCAAAAATTGGAACTTCTATTTTAGATACCAATGGACTTCAATTAGCTCTTTTAACAGCTACAGGATCTGCGGTAAATGAATTCACGATAGCTAATGCAGCAGCAGGTGCTGGACCTATTTTATCGGCAACAGGTGATGAATCTAATGTTGATATAAATTTAAATCCTAAAGGATCAGGAGTACTTAAATCAGCAACAGCAGCAATTAAAATTGCAGGCACAGAAACTCTTTTTATTCCAGCACCGGCGATGTATGGTACAGAAACAAATGGTGCTGATGCACAGCAAGTTGAAACAACAGCAACAAGACCTGATCTGAAAGTATTAGATTTTGATGCAGGCACAGCAGAATATGCACAGTTTGCTATTGCAATGCCAAAATCATGGAATTTAGGTACTGTAACATATCAAGTTTTTTGGAGTCCAAGTAATACAAATACAGGAAATGCTATTTTTGGTCTTCAAGGTCTAGCATGTACTGAAGGCGATACGGCCGATGCAGTTTTTGGAACGGCTATAGAAGTTACAGATGCTGGGATTGGAACTGTTGAAGATGTGCAAATGACTTCAGTTAGTTCTGCAATGACAATTGCCGGATCTCCCGCTGACGATGACTATTGTTTTTTTCAATTATATAGAGACGCGGCTGATGGTAGTGATACTTTTACTGGTGACGCACGAGTAATGGGAATTAAATTATTCTATACTACTGATGCTGCTAACGACGCATAGGAGTTTACAGTATGAAAAATATCAACAACTTACATACAATAGGTAAGAGTTCAAAAAATACCCAATCAAGAAGAGGTAAATCTTTTGGTTACCAAATTTTAGGATTTGGCTCTGGTAGTGGATCAGTTTCATATGAAGTAGATTATTTAGTAATCGCAGGGGGTGGTTCAGGTGGTAACAAAAGAGGTGGCGGAGGTGGAGCCGGAGGTTATAGAGAATCATCTGGTAGTTCTACAGGTTGTTATACTGTTTCTCCATGGAATTCAGGAGTACCTACTATATTATTAGAAGGTTGCACAGCAATTAATGTTACCGTTGGTGGTGGTGGAGCTTGTTCTCCTTCAAGTCCTGCTAACAATGGAACAGATTCAACACTTTCATCAATAACATCCACTGGAGGTGGTGGAGGTGGTGGTGAAGGTCAAGTCGGTGATCCAGGAGGTTCTGGTGGTGGAGGAGGATCAACAGATAGTGCTGGATTCAGCAAAGGATGTGGTAATACACCTGCTACAGATCCGATTCAAGGATATGATGGTGGTGCCGGAAGATTAAGAGCTGGTGGTGGCGGCGGTGGAACAGGAGCTGTTGGTGCATGTGCACCAGCTTCACCTACTTCTCCGTCTCCTACAGGATCAGCAGGAAAAGGTGGTAAGGGTGGAGCAGGAGCCACTTCAGGAATTACAGGATCATGTGTTCAAAGAGGTGGTGGTGGAAGTGGTGGAGCACAATATACATCTCCACAACCAGGAGGTGCTGGTGGTGGTGGAACAGGTAGTACGGGTCAAGGTGGATCTTCATCTGCTACACCAGGTGATGATAATACCGGTTCAGGTGGAGGTGGTGATCAAGATGGACCAGCAATTGGAAGAGCAGGTGGTCCAGGATTAGTAGTTGTTAGAGGACCAAGTTGTAGAACCTTTACTGTTAGTCCAGGATGTAACTCTACAAGTACAGCTCCAGGTGGACAAAAAATTGCAACATTCACTGTTACGGGAACTTTAACTGTTACATAGGAGTAATAATATTATGGCACACTTTGCAGAAATAGATGATAATGGAACAGTACTAAGAGTAGTAGTTGTTGGAGATGATATTCCAGTTTCTGGTGGTGGCACTTTAGGAGATAACGATATGCACATTGATGGTGAAAAATGGTGTATAAGTTTTTTTAAAGGTGGAACTTGGAAACAAACTTCTTACAATAGCGATTTCAGAAAACACTATGCAGGCAAAGGTTATGTATATGATTCATCAAAAGATAAATTTTTATTCCCTCAACCATATGCATCTTGGGCATTAGATGCTAATGATGATTGGCAAGCTCCAGTAACTTACCCAACTGTTACAACTTACGGAAGTCAAGATCCTTTAGATAGATATTTTATTACTTGGGACGAACCTAATTTAAGATGGACTGCGACTGATTATTCAGATCCAGTTAATAATTTCAATTGGGATGCATCAGCACTAGCTTGGGTATCCGCATAATTGATCTAGATCAATTCTTTTTATTCCCCTTTACTTTAATTTATAATTAAGTTATAAATATTTCATAAAGATACATGAATTTAGTAAATTATTATTGGTACTTTCAATCCGCAGTTCCTTCTAGAATCTGTGATGAAATTGTTCGTTATGGAAAACAATTACAAGATCAATTAGCAACTACTGGTGGCTACGGAGATCCTAAAAAATTAAATCAAAAACAAATTAAAGATTTAAAAAAGAAAAGAGATTCAGATATTGTTTGGTTAAATGAGCGTTGGATATATAAAGAAATTCAACCTTATGTTCATGAAGCAAATAGAAGTGCCGGTTGGAACTTTCAATGGGACTTTTCTGAGTCCATGCAATTCACTAAGTATAATAAAGGCCAATACTATGATTGGCATTGTGATGGTTGGGATAGACCCTATCAAAAACAACAAGGTGATCCCTCTAATGGAAAAATTAGAAAACTATCTGTTACAGTAATACTATCAGATCCAAAAGAGTATAAGGGTGGAGAGTTAGAATTTGATTTCAGGAATTTAGATCCTGATAAAAAACCAAACATTAGAAAGTGTAAAGAAATATTACCTAAAGGATCTTTAGTGGTATTTCCTGGCTTCGTATGGCATAGAGTATGTCCAGTTAAAAAAGGAAGCAGACATAGTTTAGTGATGTGGAATTTAGGATGGCCATTTAAATGATAAATCCTCAGTATATTAAAAATCTAATACCTCAAACCTATCAACAAGAATTAGAAAACAGTTTACATAAGTTACCTTTTTATTACAATGAATCTATAGGTTATGACGAAAATAGTCCTAAAACATCAGGAATTAAATATTTAGATAACATAGGATTAAGTCACTCCTTAATAGATAATAATCAAATTCAATCTGATTATTGGAATTTCTTTAAACCTATTCTTTATTTTTTTAACGAAAAAACAAAAGTAAATGTTTTAAAGGTACTTAGAGCTAGGCTGAGATTGACGGTTCAACATCCAGAAAAAGAAAAATATTTATTTAATAAACCTCACACAGATCTTATAGAGTTTAAACAACCATATAAAACCTTAATAGTTTATTTAAATCAGTCAGACGGCGATACTTTTATATTTGATAAATTTTATAATGAGAAAGAAGATTATAGTGAGGTGTTAAAAGACCTTGACAAAAAAATTATTTTAAGGCAAAAACCAATAAGAGGAGATGGTATTTATTTTGAGGGTCGCCAGTATCATTCAGGTAACACGCCCACACAATATAAATCTAGATACGTTATTAATTTTGATTTTACAGTATGAAAGAATATAAAAGTAAAGAAGAATTAGATAAGATATCATGTGGGAGTGCAAAATCATTTCCAACACAATTAAATAGAGAAAATTATTTTCAATGCCCTATATGGTTTGCAGATGCTCCTCAATTTGTTGATGATTTAAATAAAGCATCTGACTCTTATATTAAGACAGCAAAGAAAAATTTAAAAAAAGATATAGCTAAAAGAAATAAAAAGTTTGGAGATAAAGGGGACATGGGAAATGTATTTCATTCAACTCCTTTAGTTGGAGACCCTAATTTTTTACAATTACAAAATTATATAGGAGCCACAGCCCATAATTTATTAGGAGAAATGGGTTTTGATATGACAAACCATCAATTGTTTACTACAGAAATGTGGGTACAAGAATTTGCTAAAAAAGGGGGTGGTCATCATACTTTACACACTCATTGGAATGGTCATATCTCTGGTTTTTATTTTTTAAAAGCTAGTGACAAAACATCTAGACCTTTATTTGAAGATCCACGACCAGGTAATATGATGAATCTTTTACCAGAAAAAGATAAAACAAAAGTAACGTATGCCACTTCACAAATTAATTATGCTGTCCAACCGGGAAGAATGATTTTTTTTCCATCTTACATGCCTCATCAATATATAGTAGATATGGGTTATGAACCATTTAGATTCATACATTGGAACTGTCAAGCTATACCGAAAGGAGTATTAAATGTCATTCAAAAAAAATAAATATCAAGTTTTAAAAGGAATTATAAGTAGAGAAATAGCGGACTTTTGTTTTGCTTATTTTTTAAATAAAAGAAAGGTGGCTCGATTTTTATTTGATCAAAAATATATCTCACCATTTACAGAGTACTGGGGAATATGGACAGATCAACAAGTACCAAATACATATTCTCATTATGCAGATTTAGTTATGGAAACTTTATTACAAAAAGTTCAACCCGTTATGGAAAAACATACGGCGCTTAAATTAAGTCCTACATATTCCTATGCAAGAATATATAAAAAAGGGGATGTGTTAGCTAGACATAAAGATAGATACTCTTGTGAAATCTCTACTACATTAAATCTAGGAGGAGATCCATGGCCAATCTATTTGGATCCAACTGGAAAAAAAGGTCAGGCAGGCATTAAAGTAGACCTTGAGCCAGGAGATATGCTTATATATTCTGGGTGTGATCTTGAACATTGGCGAGAAGAATTTAGTGGAAAAAATTGTGCTCAAGTATTTTTACATTACAATAAAAAAGGTTCTAAACTAGCTAAAGAAAATGAATTTGATAAGCGTCCTTTTTTAGGACTTCCTGCTTATTTCAAAGGATACAAGAAAACCACCAAAAATTAAAGTCAATAGACAAACCGACAGAATTCATTTAATAATAGACTGGAAAAAATAATATATTTGTTATAAAAAGGATTTTGATGCTACAAAAAATAGAATTTTTACCTGGTTTCAACAAACAAGTTACTCCCACAGGAGCTGAAGGACAGTGGACCGGTGGAGAAAATGTTAGATTTAGATATAATACTCCAGAAAAAATAGGCGGATGGTCTCAATTAGGAGATAATGCCCTAACTGGAGTTGCTAGAGCTCAACATCATGTAATCAGTCAATCTTCAATTAATTTCTCTATTATAGGAACTAATAGAATTTTATATGCATATAGCGGAGGAGTTTTTTATGACATTCACCCAATTAAAACGGATTTCGGAGCATTAACGAATGCCTTAGCTTCTGATAGTGGCTCTGCTATTCTTACCATTACTTTATCTACAACCGCGGGAATGACAGCAGGAGATATTTTATTTCTTGAAAGTGTAACTCCTCCAACAGGTTCAGGTTATTCTGCTTCTGATTTTGACGATAAAACTTTTATGATAACTGAAGTAGTAGATGCTACTTCTGTTACTATTACAATGGGATCCAACGCTAGTGCAACGGCTACTGATGGGGACTGTTCTGTTAAATTCTATTATCCTGTGGGTCCTGCTGAACAATTAGGGGCATACGGGTGGGGTATATCTCAATTTGGTGGAACTGTTTCTGGAGCTCAAACTAATACTTTAGACGGAGCTTTAGGAGATGATGCTTATGGAACCGGAGGATCAGGAACCAGTATTACTTTAGATTCGGTTACTGGATTTCCAACTTCGGGTACTAATTACATTTTAGTAGGCACAGAAGAAATTTCTTATACAGGAGTTTCAGGAAGTGATCTAACAGGAATTACGAGAAATGCTCGAGGAACAACAAGAGCCGCCCACTCTGATGGAGCAACCGTTACAAATACTTCAGACTATTCTGGCTGGGGCAGTGCAGCATCCAACACGGATAAAGTTGCTGATCCTGGTTTATGGGTCATTGACAGTTTTGGTCAAAATGTAATTGCTCTTATTGCTAATGGTCCCTGTTTCGAATGGGATTCAAATTTAAGCAATGCTACTGCAACAAGAGCAACGCTTATAAGTGGAGCACCAACAGCTTCACGTACCATGTTGGTATCTACACCTGATCGTCACTTAGTTTTATTTGGAACTGAAACCACTATTGGAGACACCTCTACTCAAGATGATATGTTTGTTAGATGGTGTAATAGAGAAGATATTAATACCTGGACTATTACAGCGACCAATACAGCAGGTTCACAAAGACTGGCTGACGGATCACGGATCATGGGAGCTAAATTAGGTAGAAATGCAATTTATGTATGGACGGATACTTCTTTATTTACGATGCGTTTTGTGGGTGTTCCTTTTGTATTTGCCTTTGAACAAGTAGGAACTAACTGTGGATTAATAGGACTCAATGCAGCCGTTGAAGTAGATGGTGCTGCCTACTGGATGTCTAATAATGGATTCTTTAAATACGCTGGTAAACTGGAATCAATGCAATGTTTAGTTGAAGACTATGTATTTGATGATCTTAATGAAACTTCTAATCAATTAATTTCTGCAGGTATTAATAATTTGTTTGGAGAAATAATATGGTTTTATTGTACTTCCAATTCTAACAATGTCGACCGAGCCGTTGTTTATAATTATTTAGATTCCACTCTAGAAAGAGTTATATGGACTACTAATGAGAGTGCTTTATTTGCCAGAACCACTTGGATGGATTCTTCAATCTTTAATAAACCTTATGCTACTTCTTATGATCCCGATACTAATACTTCTTATGATGTTGTTGGAAATACAGATGGCACCACTACATATTTTAAACAGGAAACAGGAACCGATCAAATTGTCGGAGATACGACTACCGCTATCGCTTCTAATATAGAATCAGGTGATTATGATATAACGGTTACTAAAGAAGGTGGAGCAACCTTCCAAGGAGACGGAGAATTCCTAATGAAAATTAGAAGATTTATTCCTGACTTTATTTCTCAAACA